CATGTCCGCGATAGCTTGAGCCTCTGGCGTACCATGATAAAACAACGTGTCAACGTCATACCCCATTTCACGCGCTCTTTGCATCCGCGATTCGCGATCCATCGGCAGTTCGCCGGTCGCGATCTTGCGAGCCGTTGATTCTGGGAATCCTTGTGCGACCAATCGCGCTATCGTCGTTGCAAGACTCATTACTTCTTCACACTCTTCTTACCTGAACACGCCCAACGCTTACGCGATAGACGTAGTGGTGAATTGGGGTCTTTCGCAGCTTTCGGGTATTGCTTCATCTGCGCTGCTGATCGAGCGCAGTAGGCGTCACCCTTTGGCGTACCTGGTGCAACTTTCGCACCCTTCGCGCCGTAAGACACCTTCTTACCAGTCGATGTCACCTTAACCTTCGCTTTACCTTTCGCCGGTTTAGCCACGTCCACGCACCTTCGCTTTTTTCGTGTTGGCGACCACAGTCTTTCCTTTCGACCCTGCCGCCTTCTTCTTACGCGCGGTTGCTGCACGCTCCGCACGCGTCAATGATTCCGCCTTGCTTCTTGGTAAGCAGCGATCGGGATTCTTCTTATTCTTCGACGTGCCGCATTTACCCGCGATCTTCCCCGTCGTCGAAATACGAACCCAATCCTCTTTCTTAAACCAATCCGAAAGACTCATGCTTTGTACTTCCCGCCGCGCTTCTTGTACTCGCGTACCACCCAGGAGCTTGAATACGCTGAAGGCCAGGTATCGAACTTCTTCTTCGCCTCAGACTTCACGCGCGAATACAACGTCTTGTTGGTCGGCGTGGGCGATTTCGTCTTTTTAGCAGCCACTACGCGGTCCGCGTACCCTTCTTCGATGAACGCTTCGCGACCATCTTCTTTTTCTTCATCTTGTCCGCTGCTTTCTTTGCTGCTGCTTTACCAGCTGCTGTGTACGGATATTTCTTTCCTGCTACGTTTGGCATCTAAACAACTCCCTTGAGTAATCGTCTTAGTGGCTTCGTCCAGGTAGACCCAGACGCAGAACCGTAAATTCCAACAGCTGCATCACCAGCCAAAGTCAGTATACACGCATCCGCGAGATCGGGCGATGCGAGACCGCGCTTCTTCATCTCGTCCTTCGATTCGACGCGTAAGCGTCCAGAACTATTAAAACTATAACGCGGAGCCGTCAAATCGGCTAACAAATCATCGTCCTTCGGGATCGCGCAGTTCCGTTGCTCAAGCCAATGCTTCATCTTCCCCCACAACTCCGCACGCAGATTCACATACGACGACTTCATCGCTGGGGTCTCGGAGACGTTAATCCCGACAGCGGGTAAACCAAGTTCTCTTAGTCTATCGACGACACCCGATCCCAAACCAATCGAGTCGACGTAAATCGACAACGGTCGATCGTGAGACTCTTCCGCGTCGTACTCGCTCTTGATCGCACCAACCAGCTGCATCAAATCCATACCGCGCCACTTCTTCACTTCGGTAATGACGTTGCCCTTCTTCTTCGCCAAGGCGGATTTATCGGAACCGAAGCGCGCGACGTCGACGCCATAAGTCATCGTCGAGAACTGGTCGACCTCGATATCACGAATCATCGCTTGCTCAACAACGGAAAACGGAATCATGGTGTCGTCATCCGCCAGTGGAAACTCGCCCAGTACACGGACGCGGTACGCATTACTCTCTTCGCCGTACTTGATCGCCATCTCGCGGACGAACTCCTTGGAGACGCGCTTACTCTTCTCGCAGTTCACATGCAGCGTGAACCATTCATCGCGCAAGCGATTGTGCGTCTCATAGAAATACCCTGTTCCGCGAACTGGGTTACCGAGCAAAATAGTCACCGCCTCATGTCCCGACATGGAACCGGCTGCTGCTTCAAAAACGGCTTCAGGAACACCGGATGCTTCGTCGGCAACCAGCATGACGTTATCGGAGTGAATCCCTTGCAACGCTTCAGGCTGTTCGGCGCGTGATGTCCTGGCGGATATAAACGCTTCGGTAGGAGACGGTCGCAACTCAATGCGATCAGACTTCACCTCAAGCAACTCTTGCAGCGCTTTCGGCATCTCCTTCACCCAACGCTTAATCTCAGCAAACAAGGCGTCAAATAGCTGGCTAGACGTGGGGGCCGTGACGACGACCTTTACGGGATATCGCGTCAGCAGATACCAGAGCATCGCCCAGCTTGCAGCAGTGGATTTGCCGACTCCGTGACCCGAGCGGACGGATATGCGGCGATTGTTATCGCGTATCGCTTCAAGAAACTGAGACTGCCACTCGTCAGGCTCGGCCTTGAATACTTCCTTTACGAAGAGAACGGGGTCGTGTCTGTACTTCTTGATGAAGTCGACGAATGGATTTTCAGAATTTTGCGTGTCGCTCATATAGCTCCTTACGGGGTACGGGGGGTGTCCGTCGGTCTGTGTTTACCTGCCACCGTCGCCGCCCCGTCAAATAATCGGACGGGGGGGCGATCGGCGAAGTTATCCACAGGTGACCGTTTTTTCGTGTTCAATTTTTGACCAGATGACCAATAACAAAACGTGACTCATCCACAGGCAAACCAAAACGTCTGCAAGATCAACGACTTACCGTGGATACTTGCCAACTTACTTCGGCGCATAACTATCATTATGTTAAATCGCCAAAACGCTGCCGGTCACAAAACGGGCCGATGACCGACGATCACTCGCGTGCGCGTATATCCGTCCGTGTGTGATGCCTTGGGTTTTACACATCTTTTACTTCGCTATATTCACCTTCGAGCGTTAAGCCTTTGATCGCATCCAGGTAACGCTGTCCGATATTTACCTCGGCATTTATCTGAACGTTTGCACCCCACGAATGCGGGTCCATACGCGACGCTATCCAACGCTTGTTTTCAGCAATGACTCTTGCTCTAGCTGGATCAAGATCGCCTGTCCTAACCTCTGTCAGCATCTCCTCGATGTCCGCAACGTGCCATTCGGCTCTCGCAAGTCTTGCACGCTCATAGCGCTCTTTTCTTGCAGGGTCTCGTGCTACCCAATCGTTAACCGTGTTGTACGCCATATCCTTACGCTTACACCAAGCGTGCAGCGACTCTCCTTGCGCTATGCAGTCCGTGATCTCTGTTTCCAGCGCAACTGGATCAGAACTCATCTCGAACCATCGCTCGCGCCTCTCCATGTTCTTCGGCAGTCGCTCGCCCAGTTGACCTTTCGCTACTTTACTCACCATATTCTTGTTGTCTCTCTGTTATCACTGTTTCCCAGAATGTTTGGCGCATGGCTTCGATTGAGCCGAAAAGCATGAACATGTCCGTCTCTTTCCCGCCAAACCAGAACGTAGGCTCGCCATCATCCTGTATAATCGCAAGCGCAAACCCACGCGGAACAATAGAACCCGTGTCGATACTGTCAGCCACATCAAAGAGCATGCGCTCAACAGCCTTGCGGTTCTCATCATCAAAATCTCTCGCATCAAATGGCTTCCCGTTTATCCCAATTACTTTATCTACCACGAAGTCTCCTCGACTTTCCCGTTGTCCACAGAAGTAGTATACGCGCCTGCGCGTTGTTTCAAATGGTGCAACAGCGATTGGTTCTCTCGCGCCATCAGCACGATGTCCGCTGCCGAGTACACGACCACACCGTCATCAAGTTCTTTCGACAGCTGCGTCGCCACATATTCAACGTCAGACGGATTCATCACCGCGACCGCGCGTTTGTCGTCAACACGCACACCGAGATCGAACCAGCACATGTCGTTCGGCGCGTACCCGTTTTCAATCGCTTCCTTCTCAACCGCATCCAAGCCTCGCTCCATCACGCCTGCGCGCCTGGCGATCTCAATATCATCATCTCCTCCGAGCGCAGCGTTGAACTTCTCTCGCGCTCTCTCCATCTTTGCAGCCGTCTCCACGCTCGCACGCGAGACGACTCTCGCTAGGCTACCCCAACGTCCAACAATCTCATTACGTCGCCGCTCCCATGCGCGTAACGCTTCCTTTCTAATGCTTTCCTTATAACCACTCATCGCATTCACTCCAACTCATCAAAATGTTTCACGGTCTCACGCCGGTTTGCAAACGCTCAAGCATCCCAACGGAATGTCGTCGGCGACAAGCGACGACTTCCGTGTATGCGCGAGCAAAAGCCAAGACTTCCGCATCCATCCGCCTACCTCCGTAAAACCCTTGCGGAAGTTATCTATTTCCCTATAGGCAAATGAACTACTTCCGCACGCCTTTATCCGAACTTCCGCCAACTTCCGCAGACTTCCGTTCACCCCCAAATATCCGCTGATAGTTCTCCTCGAATTTCTTCTTATCAGTCGGTCTCTGCTTGCTGCCTTTGCCGCTCATACGGTCTCCCTTTTAAGATGTTTCACGGAGTGATCCCCACTTCATCGTTAAATAACGTTTTGACGCTTTGATGTTCCAAGGCGAATCGATCTCTGTGCTGAGGCTCAATGCGCCTGACTTATCCGTCAGGCTACGCCTGCGCGTCAGCCCGTATGCATCTCTGTTTAAGCGCACCC